CGGCGTATGTGATGATAATCACCTCAATACTGTTAGGGTACAAGGGTTTAGGGAAACTATCAGCGGAGAAACTAATGTAACTACCCATTAGTGGTAACTTCAACGATACTCATATATATAACCACAAACCTTAAATACAGGATAAGTATGGTGAACGCCGTTGATGAACATCCACAGACAGATGAAATAGTAGCACACCTAGCAGCCATGGATATGACTGTGAAACAGATAAGTGAAACCTACGGCGTGACAACCGATGCGTTAAACTGGTATAAACGACACCACCTTAAACCGAAACTGGATGAAGTGAAGGAAGAGTTCAAAGAAGAACACGCGCAGGAGCTACGGGTACTATTCCATAAATACCGTGACATATTAGACGCCGCACTCGCACAGGCATCAGATGACATCATCGCGGGTAAGATTAAGGCGAATAGCATTAAAGACATTATTAACCTCGTTGACTTAGTTACTAAGATTACTGGGGAACAGGTTTTCCACGTCGAGATGAAGCATACGTGGGGAGACAAAGTGGAGGATAACCCTAGACTCGTAAAAGGAAAACTCTACACATTAGAGGACTTAGAGACGATGAGGTAACATAAGGTGTCGAAACAGGAGATACAGGTATTCCTACCAAACTACCCATATCAACACCCACATCCATCACAGAAACTCGTGCATGGAAGCAAAGCGAGAATACGCGTCGTCTGCAACGGCAGAAAATGGGGTAAGACTGAACTCTGTATCAACGAGGTGATGAACTACGCTGGAACACCTGAAAGCAACATCTGGTGGGTAGCACCAACCTACGGTGTAGGAGACATCGCGTGGAAGAGAATGCTTCTCTACGTTAACCCATTACTCATTAAACGTAAAAGTGAACGAGATAAAAGCCTAACATTCATAAACGACAGCATGGTTCAATTCAAATCCAGTGACAACGAGAAAGGACTGGTTGGCGAAGGACTCGACTTCTGCGTAATGGAGGAAGCAGCATACCAGAACGGCGACGCTTGGCTAGAGACAATACGCCCCAACCTCGGAGACGCCCGTAGACGCGGAGACGCTATGATGATATCAACCCCCGCTGGTTTAAACTACTTCTACCGTGAATGGTTAAAGGGGCAGGACGCGAAGTTCCCAGACTATGAGAGTTGGCGCTTCGAGTTAAGCATGATACCCATACTCAATGAACGCATAGACCCATATGACGGAGGGTTTCCATCGTGGACTAACCCACATTGGACGCTTAATGAGTTAACATCAATCATACATCACCCACGTTCACTGGTATTACAGGAATACGGTGCGCGTTTTATCGAGGATTTAAGCAACATATTCATAGGCGTAGATAAAGTAATAGACAGAGAACTAAACCTAGAAGACCCCGTTCACGGCAAACAATACTACGTGGGATTCGACGTGGCGCGTAGCGGAGCAGGGGATAACGCAGTCATAACAGTCGTCGATAAAGACTACAAAGTATGCAGAGAAACAGTTATGCTAGGCAAATCACTACCAGCACAAGTGCAGACAGCGAAGACAATATGCGAGGAATACAACAGCGCACCGATAATGGTTGACACCACAAACCCAATGGGTGACAGCGTATTCGAGTTCATATACGATGAATACAAGAACGCCAAAGGATTCCACTACACAACCGCCAACAAACGCGACCTCATGGACAACCTAAGCATCATCATCCAGACAAGAAAACTCAAAATACCTATGAAGACTGAGGAACTAAGCGAACTCGTGAAAGAGCTTAAAGTATTCGGCGCTGGGAGAAACAGCCACGGCGCAGTCATCTACGAGGCACCGAGTGGATTTATGGATGACAGAGTGAATGGTTTAGCGTTAGCGTGTTGGCTGTGTAATGAGAATCAGAGTAGAGCGAAGCCATGGGCGCAGTTTATGGTTTTGTAGAAACGGAGAGAAACAGAATGGGAATAATTGACAACCTCCTAGGAGGACTAGGATACATGAAGAAAGGCGCAGGGCAAAGCGTGTTACCAGCGTACCTTGACGATCCATCACCGAAGGCTAGGATACCTAAATTCAGTTACCCAACCTTCTACGAGGAGGCTGAGAGAAACTGGGTAGTACAGGCTGGTGTTCAGCTTCTCATAAGGGAGATACTTCGCCCCGGATGGAACCCATACACACCTAAGTTTGTGTCAAAATGCGGAGCATGTGGCTCAGAGTATGATAAAGAGGTTGAGAAATGCCCAGACTGTGAATCAGATGACATAGTTAAACCAGACGCGGATCAGAAGAAACTCATAAAACGCCTCATGGGGAAGCCTAATCGTAACCGTGAAACATGGAGTAAACTACTATACAGCATATGTTACCATGACTTAATCGCGGATAGGTGGTTCATGAGCGTAGCGTATGCGCCTTTAACTACAAGAGACGGCGCAGTAGCGTCACATATACCGAAAGAAGTATACATAGAGCACCCATCTGAGATACAGTTCGTGTTAGACGGCATGGGTAGACTCGGAGGGGCACCGTATATTTGCCCCTACTGCCAGAAGGAGACACGGAGCGATAAACCCACCGCTGATGATAAACAGTACACATCCAAAGTCCCCGATAGTTGCCCTAGTTGCGGACAACCTATGCACCTCACGGCTTATGAGCAGAAGATAGGTGATAAAACATATAACCGCTTCACAGACATAGAGATGATACACGGCTCAACTTACCGCCCGTCACCTGACCCAGACACCATGCCACGGCTAGTGTCCGCTTGGCAGGGATTATACACGGTGAAGGCGATGGATGAATGGTTCTACGACACATACAGCGAAGGCATCCTAGGTAAAATCATCTTCAACCCAACTATGACTCAGGAATCAATGAATGAGGTAGCGCAGGGTGTGAAGAGTCAACTGAAGATGATGGATCAGATAGACGCTGTTTCAGGTGACGCGCGTACAAAGAAAACAGCCCGCGTGTTATTCCTAGGAGGATCATCCGTGGGTGGGCGTGGGGCTGGTGAGGGGATGGCTGTTCATAACCTTATTGATGACCCTACGGCTATGAAGGCAATAGAGTATTACCTTACATGTGTCAGCGCTATACTGAGTGTGTTCGGTGTTCAAGCGATTTACCTTAACGCGGAGCAGGCTGGGAAAGTAGGTGGGGCACCCGCGATTAAGATGGATATTCAGAACCACGTCATAGAGACTCTTCAGCAGGAGAAGGAGGATGTCATAAACAGCCAACTATACCCTATATTCGGCATAACGGATTACGTGTTTAAGTTTAACCCACTTGTCCAGAAGGATGCCCTTGTGGAGGCTCAGATAAAGCAGACTATCGCTAACACAGCGGTTAACCTAGTGAACAGCGGGATAGACTTCGATATTGATGAGACGTGGACGATTATACCGAAGGGAAGAATAGAGTTACCAGCACCGACTCAGACACGCCCCGATGGAGGCACTGAGCAGAAGCCACAGGTAAGTGAACGAAGTGGACAAATCATACAGGGAACCACCGTTCAACGAAACCCACATAACCCTGATGATGATAACCGTGGGGAACCAGATAAGAAGACACGTAAAACAAGGAGGAAGAAGAAAGATGAGTAGAGCAATGATTCGTAACGCAACAGTGAAGAAGATATATGGACCATACTTCATAGGAGACGATAATGGTGAGATGATTTTCGCTCCAACCTTAGCGGATAAGCTTCGCATAGAGGAGAAACTGGCTGAGAGGAGAAAGAAATAATGCCTATTCCTAAACCATCTGAATCGGAGGAGAAGGAGGCGTTCATAAGTAGATGTATGGGTGCGTTAGCGGAGGAGTATAAGGATGATAAGCAACGCGCAGGTATCTGTTACACGAGTTGGCGTGAATCCAAGAAAACAGATGAACACAGCGAAGAATATGAAGTTGTCACTAAAACACATCTTAAAACAGTGAAACTCATCAACAAATCCATGGACGGCTCATTCATAATAGGCGGATACGCTAACGTCTACATGCTTGACAAAGACGGTAAAGTAGTGCCTGACTACGAGAACGAGGTAGTCACATTAGACGCCTTAGAGGAGGCTATACAGGTTCTTATGGCTAAGGAGAGCAGACGCAACCATATGTATTACCACACCAACATACAGATAGGTGAACTACTATGGGAAGCGGTTGACGGCGAAGGTGTACCGTGGAAGACGCAGGTTATACGTGAACCAGATGAACAATACTCGAAGAAGGGTTTATTCATACTCAGCAGAGTCTACGATGACACCCCAGTAAGCCTTGAGATACGTGACACCATGGAGAAGAACGGTGAGATGCTGAGTTTCAGCATCGGAGGAGTACCTATGGCTAAGGAGCATAAATGCGATGAGGATAAGTGCTGGAATGAGATAACGAAGCTCTACTTAGCGGAGGTTTCGAGTTGCGATGAGGGTATGAACGCTGAGAGTAAGGCATTCATTTTGAAGCAACTGGATGAGGATGCGTTGCTGACACGTATAGTGGAGCGCATAGTGGAACTGGAAAAAACGTTACTAAAATAATTCTCTTTATTAATTATCCTTCTCCTTTATGCTTGAACCATATCTATTATTCTCTATGAGTTC